CCGTAAGGGTCTGGAAAGGGAGGGATTTTAGATAAGGAATTAGACTATGTCTATTATAGGTAAAGTGGCAAAACATCTAGTAAAGAAAACAAAAGCTAAGAAAAAACCTAATAAGAAAACTAGAATAAAGAGAGCTAAAGCAAAAGCAAGATCTCGCTATAATCAAGACATGGACAAAGAATACAGGTATGAACGAGACAAATATAAATGGGGTAAAATGCCATTTTAAAGGAGTATAGTTATGTCTGTTATAGGTAAAGCAGCTAAGCATTTAATGAAAAAGAAAAGTCGTAGCTACACTAAGAAAAAAGCTAGTAAGAAAACTAGAGTAGCTCGAAATAAAGCAAAAAAGCATAAAGATTGGGAACATGACTTAGCTTCAGAAGAATTTGCTTATAAAAATCCAGGACAACGAATACCCAGTAAGAAAGCACTTATAGGCAAAAAACCACCTAGTAAACGAGTAGATCCAAAAAGAAAAAAGAAACATGAAATAGATCTACCATAATATAGGAGTACAGTTATGCCAGTATGGGCAGTAATACCTAAATTTAGTAAGCTTGTATCTGCTGCAATGAAAAAAGCAGGAGGTACTCCTGCAGCAAGACAGAAAGTTATAAAAGAAAACCCTAGCTGGTTTAAATATATGCCTGGAAAGGCTGGAAAAAAAGCAGGTAGTACACCAGCTAAAGCTAAACCTAAAGCGACAACAGCTAAAAAGGGAAAAGGTGGTTTTAGTGAAGTACAGTTAGAAAAATACAGAGACATGTATAGAAACAGAAAGAATGATAAAAGATGGGATCGCTTATCCCCAGATATTAAAAACAAGCTATTAAAATAGGAGGAACTATGGAAGATGTGAAGTTAACACCAATTGATCAAATGACTCAGGACGAACTCAAACAAGAGTTAAAAGAGTATGGAGTTGTGTTTCACCATAAAACAGGTCAAGCTAAATTAGCGGAATTACTAGCTGATGTTAGAAAAAATCCTGAAAGCATGGTACAGGATTTTGATAATGAAGACGTAGCTACAGATCGCCCATATGAAGGCGGTAATCCTAATGCAAGTGAAGCTGCTATAGCTGCAGCTACTAAAGCAATGAAACGAACTGGAGAACAAGAAGCATTAAAATTAGTTCGTATTGTAGTTACTCCTAATGATCCACTTATGAGTAGTTACCCTGGCCTTATATTTACAGTAGGAGCTTCTGGCCTTAATAACGGAAGAATGATTAAGAAATTTGTTCCATTTAATAACGAAGAAGGCTGGCATGTTCCTAATATTATTTATAATCAGATAAAACATGCTGAGATGCAAAAGTTTAAAACTGTTACTCGTCCTAATGGTGAGAAAGTATTAGAGCCTTACATTACTCAAAAATTTAACGTACGAGTATTGGATCCCCTTACTAAAGAAGAATTGGAAAGACTAGCTGCCGCTCAAGCAGCTAATCCAGCATTCCATACGGGAGATAACTAATGGCTATTACTATTGCTGATTTAACTGCTGGAGTTGCTACTGATGCTAATAACGTAGTAACAGGTACAGGTGTATTTGATGATCTAATGGAAACAGTAAATGCACATATGGCCGCTCAATTTAATTTAGGTCGTATTACTGGCAGTGACTACGCAACAGTGTATTTGACCGCTATGCAAGCAGCTGTTCAGCAAGCTGTAGCTTATGTAATAGGGATGCAAAAAGGCAATGCTGAAGAATCCCTACTTTTCCAAAAAGAAGTTACGGAATTTGCTCAAACTGAACAAAGTACTAAAACTGCCCCAACAACTACTTCTGTAGCAGGGAGAGCAAATAACTTGTCTACTGAACAAGCTAAAGGGTTTAAATGGAATGCCGATCAGAAATACCTTAAAACTCTATTAGACGCTTGGAGCGTAAATGTCTCAACTGCTGGTGTTGCCTCTACAGGTGTAGTTGCTCTTAATACAACTGGAACAGGTAATATTAATACGCAAATAACTAACGCAGAACCTACAGGATAATAGCAATGGGGTTTATTGCTAATATTTTTACCGCTATTGTTGATGTTGTTGTAGCGATAGTTGAAGCAGTTGTACAAGTAGTTGAGATGGTTGTGCAGTTAATTATGGTATTACTTGGGTGGGATGGGGGTTCCACCCAAATAATTGAGTATTACGAAGTTCAGAATATCCCCTTGTTTGATGATGTAGATAAGAAAAATCCCACCGCCTCCGCTATTCTTCAAAGTATCCTGGCAGATAAAGACTTAGTTAGTAGTCTTATTTATCATCTTGCGTTTCGTAGCCTTAAAGGAAACGTTAAAGAATTTATGGATTTTATTGACAATGGGAACTATTTTGAAAACTTTCCCGCAATAGAATCATATATTTTAACTATAGATTATGATGAAGTAACTGATGTATTAAATACTATTAATGGTGTCCCTTGTACAATTGAAAATGCGTATTTAAGAGCTTTATCAAAATCTGATTGGGTTAAGTCTTGGTTACAAGATAATAAAGGATATGATGTAGGTCTTAATCGACTGGGTACCGAATATCGAGAAGTAACTACCACGCCTAGTATTCCTGCTGCGGATACTGTTAATGTCACGCCATCAGTAAATCATTTTCAAATAGATATAACTAGTGAAATGGCTACGTCAGACGATGTCTTAGTTGATATGCGGTGGTATGTTAATTTAAATACTATTGTGTATAATTCAGGCACAGACGACTATACTGTTGAAGCTTATAATGACGCTGGTGTAACAATAACCCTCCCTTATACTGTTCCATCACGACCGGGACAAGTTCATTATGTTGTAACTTATTATAGAGATGTGGATCCAAGTAGAATCTATCTATTTATTTATCAAGCAGGATCTGGAACATATACAGATTTAGATACAATAGAGGATCCTATTGATATAGATGGCAGTACGCTTGAAGTTCTTCCCGCAGTTCCTTTAAGAATAAGTAATTCTAACTACACTACATTTGGGGCAACTAAACAAGCAGCAATAGAAGATATATTAAAAATAATACATCTAGATGCAGCGGAAGTTCTAGACTCTATTTTAACTGACCCTGGAGTAGCAAGTAATCTAGGGGATATAGATAATATTTATGTAAATTTCGGTGTAAGAATGTGGGATACATCTCAAGCAGGTATGTCCTATTTATACAGAATGTTTGAGAATTTATACCCAGCCCAAGGCACCACACAAGGAGATTATGATAATTCTCCAGCAGGGGATGATAAACCGCAGAATAATATCCTTACTTCGACAGATGACAACGAATATGCATTTCAGTTTAGCTATATTACCTATACACATACCCCATTAATCGATATTGATGCTGATACTGGGAGTGTCGAAAATGGTATCTACTATTCAGATATGTCTAAATTTGGGGATGATGGACTATTAAAATATAACTACTATAGTTCCTCTGGTAAAGGGACGTATAACGTAGGGTATAAAGCGGATAATTTAGATGAAGTACAGGATTTCTTAGATGGGAATGGGGTACCTAATCCTGGTACTACGTCTGGGGAAGCAACTAATTGGTTACAAGTAACTGAAAGAATGAGCTATAACAATCCTTCTCCTGTATTACAGGAATCTGATGGAAGTACTAGCTCATTAATATATCTAACTCCTGACGCAGTTTATGAAAATAATGGATCTGGTGTATTACGCTTAGTTCAGCAAGCTTCAGAAGAAACAACTATAGGACAATCAATAACTTACTATTGCATTAAACCATCAGGATTAGATGCATATACAGTTGCCCAGCCAATAGGTGCTTTAAAAGTTATTGATGGAGATACTGGTAAATTTAAAATGGTTAAATTTAACCTTGGGGCTCAACAGGATCTCATGGTTCCATTTATTCATACATTTATTAAGGATCTATCTCATGCCGAAGTTAGTAAATTATTTTTAGCAGGATGTCATGTATCTATCTATATAGCTCATTATGAAGTAATAGTCCACGCAGGCATGAGTTTTCTTACGGCCTTAGTAATGATTGTAGTTATTGTAGTTATAGTCGTAATTGCTTGGCCAACAATTAAAGCGGGTTTTGCAGCTATGAAGGCGGGTATAGCAAAATTAACATCAGCTGCACTAGCAGGAAACTTTTTAAGCGTAGCATGGACTATGTTTTTAGAAGCTATCCCTAGTATGCTTATAAAATTTGCTGCTCAGTATGTAATTCAGCTAGCAATTGAGGAGATAGCTAAGGATAACCCAGAATTAGCCATGATTCTTAATATCGTAGCCTCAGTAGCTATATCTATGTGGGATCCTGGCGTAACATTTGGGCCAACAGGTGCTCCTATAGGTACTTATGGGCATACAGGAGGAGCGACACTTGGAGCAGGAGGTGGTAGTTTAACTACGCCTTCACCTAGCACATCATGGAGTTTTAGATCTACGGGAATGAAATTTAAAAGTCTATCTTCTTTGACTTTTTTAGATTTAGCTGAAATAGCTACAAAATTTGTAACAGGTATAGGAAGTTTAGAATCTATGGCTGTAGGAGCTCTAGCTGAGACTTTAGCAGCAGATACCGCAGCATGGGGCGTAGAAAGAGCAAGTAAGTTACAGGAAATCAATGAAATGGAGAATTGGTTGGATAGTCGTAAAGCAGTGAATCTAGCACCAGTACTAACTGCACAATGGAGAGTAGGAGGAGGACGATCTAATAATGGATTACCAGAAGGTATATCGGCTCCTGTGTATCTTGATGCTTGTATAGGAGCATATGTTCCTATGCGTATTGATTCTACTTTTATGTATCCTTGGGATCATGATCCTTATGATTACGCATAAATAGGTAATGACAATTTATTTAAATAACGGTATTATTAGGGTAATAAAGATAGGAGTTTGATATGGCAG